CTAAAGAAGAGGCCGGGGAATATGATGATTACAACGCAGACGGATTCTGAGTCCGCGTTTTTCGCAAAGACGAAGCTTCTTCCGTGCCTGCGTGAGTCTCCAGGCACGCGGGACATCGTGGCAGGGCTTGGGCGGGACGACATTACCAAGGAACACATCATCACTCCCGCGATGTTTATTCAGATCCAAGGACCATCGCTCTCCGGACTGCAATCAAAAACGATTCACTACATTCTGAATGACGAAATGTGGCGGTGGAAAAAGGGAACGATGGCGGAGATTTTGCGCCGTGCAAATGCAGTCAGAAATAAGAAAGTGCTGAGTGTTTCACAGGGTGGCGAACAGATTGCAAATGAATATGGGGAGTCTGATTGGGATGAATGGGGCGCGTGGTGGCATCAAGGGACGCAGAAAATTTTTCATGTTCAATGTCCGCATTGCGAAAAGTATTTTTCACCGGAGACTCGGCGGGAAGATGACGGGAAATTTATTTTGTGCTGGGACGAAACTCCAGAAACTCGAAACATAGAAACCAAAGAATGGAACTGGAAAGCGGTCCGGCAGACGGTGAGAATGCAATGCCCCGAGTGTGACGGCGTGATTGAAAACCGTGAGCGAGTGCGCCGGGAACTAGTGCAGAATTGGAAGTACGTGCAAACCAATTTCAACAATTCTCCGGGGCATGAATCGTTCCGATATTCCGGCTATACGCTTTGGTGGCGTGATTGGGCCGACATAATCGAGAGCTTTTTACGCGCAAAAGATTCCTTGCGGCGCGGGAGCATTGAGGAGTTGAAAGCATTTACTCAAAAAGAAGAGGCGAAATTCTGGACGATCAAGGACAAAGATATCCCGATAGTCAACACTAAGGGCGCGGCAGGCTACCGGGTTGAGGACTACGACAAAGGCGCGGCTGAAGAGGCACCGCAAATTAACGGCGAAGAGCAGAGGTTTGGTTTTGCGGATATGCAAAAGGACCGATTCCCTGTTTGCATTCGCGCGTTTGGCGGTGGCGGGTCCCGGCTTCTGTATTGCGAGGAGTTGCAGAAAATTGAGGAGGTGGACGAGGCGGTAAAGCATTACGGTCTGAAGTCAGGGGCCTTCGCGCTCGATGTCGGCAACTGGAAATCAGACGCTTTGGATTTTTGCCATCAATACAAATGGAGCGCAATGCGTGGCCGGGACATCAACAACTTTACCAAGACGCGAGGGAAACGGGCGACCTTGCTTGTCCCGTATCAGCGAGTAATCGAATACATGACAGGCAAGGCGCACCACGTAAAGGGCCAAAAGATCAAGGTGCTGGAGTTTTCCAACACGTATTTCAAAGACGTTTTCTCACGGTTGCGGGCGATGGAGGAGCACCAGATCCCCGACGACATTTGCCAGCTTTACGTCGATTCGATGGAGTCAGAGGCGAAGGACAGCAAGCGCGGAATCTGGCGGCAGATCGGAAAGCGTCCCAACCATTACTGGGATTGCGAGATCGGAATTACCTTCATGGCGTTTCTTTACAAGTTGGTAGGGGCACCGGAGCCGGAGCCCGAAGAAAGCAGTCATTGACACGGCTGCAGTCTTGTCAGAGGCGGGGCGCGGGGCAGGTTCGTTGAAGAAATTCGCGGCCGGGTTTTTGTTTGATTTATCCGCATGAAATACCCGCCCTGCCTTTGACACTCTCTCTAGTGTGTGACTCCACTCGTTAGCGTTTTACTCAGGATAGCCAGCCTCCAAGGGCGCGGCGTAATCGAGGCCCTTGTGACTGGCCAGTTCGAGATTGTTAAAGGTTCCGGCAAGGTCATGATTTCCGCCAGCGCAACAAACAAGAGCTTTTCATTTCAGGTTGACCCCGCGCTTTCGGTTGCCGTGATTATGACGGCGGCGGATAAAACCCTTTCCTGGTTTGATTCTCACACCACTGCCGAGCTTGCGTCATTTTTAACCCGTCGCGCCACCAACAAAGCGCGAGTTTTCTTTTGCTGATATGGCCATCCTCGATCAATACGGCAACGCAATTTCTTCCCGAACTTTTCTAAAAGCGGCAGAAAATGGCGGTGGCCGTGTCCCATCTGTTCCGCTCCGCGTGCTTGACCCGCTCAAGAAATTGATTACCTATCGGGACTGGCTCACGACATCATTTCTTTCCGATAAACTTTATGCAAATTTCGGCGTCGTCGAAGGCGTGATTTGCCAAAAGGCAATGTTTGCGGTCGGGAATGCATGGCTCCCCGTGTTTTTTGGCGCGGACGAAGAATGGGGAAAGGAAGCTCGAAGGTGGCTGATCGAAGAATGGTACCCGACGTGCGACATTCGCGGCACCAATTACGATTTTGTGACGAATCTTTATCAGCAATCCGTTGCCATTGACCGGGCTGGTGACACGATCAAAATGCTCTCGGAGTCTGACAATGGATGGCCAATGGTTCAGGACATTCCTAATCGCCAAATCGGCCAATGGGAAAGGTTTTCCGCAGCCGACCAAGTTTTAAAAGACGGTGACTATAAAGGACTTATCATGCGCAACGGCGTAATCATGACCCGCAACGAGCGACCGATGGCTTATCGAAAACTCGGCGAGACAAACGGCGAATTTGAAGACTTGGCGGCAAATTATGTTGTCCACACTTTCGAGCCAAAATGGAATGACCAGGCTCGGGGTTTCCCGATTTTCTCTTCCTGCATTGAAGATTTCCGCGTGATTGCTCAATCGGACGAATGGGAACAGCAAGCCGGTTTGATTGCTTCGGCCATCGGGTTGCTCGAATATAACGAGACCGGCGAGGGCGATACATCTGAGGATGACCCGCTCTCTCTGCAATCTAACGACGGCACCCCGGACGGAATGGAAGTCAAGACGATGTACGGCGGATTGATCCGATACATGAAGGCAAGCTCCGGGCAAAAATTGGAGCAACATATTAACAATCGTCCCGGCGCAGATTGGGAATCATTTCAGGACCGGACGTATCGCAAATGTTTAGCGGCGGCAAACTGGCCTTATTCGTGGGGCTGGAAACCCGGCGAAGCGAACGGGACCAGCCAACGCACCGAAAACACCAAGGCCCGCATCGCGGTTACTGATCGGCAATCGCTGCTGGAACCTTGCGCTCGTCGGCAAGTTGGCTACGCAATTTCAGTTGCCATCAAAAACGGAATGCTCCCGGCTTACCCAGGGCAGGACAAGGGCGGATTTCTCAAATGGGGATTCACGAAACCGCCCCGGATCTCAATTGACGAAGGCCGGGATCGTCAACAGCGCCGGGAGGATAACAAATTTGGACTGATTCTCGATTCGACCATTGTTGAGGAGGACGGCAATACCACCTATTCAGATTTTTGCCGGAAGAGGGCAATGGACGTTGCTACGCGTAAGCGGGCGCAAGCCGCAGTTGAGAAAGAGACCGGAATCATTATTGAGGATCGGGAGATGAAAATGTTTACCCCAAATGATATGGCGACCACGACTGACACGACAGAGGAGACCAAGACACAGACTACAACCCCATGAGATTCCAACGCATTCACGAAGCCGTCAATCATCAGCCCTGGTTCATTTCCTCGGCGGGTTATAGCTCAGTCCGGGCATTGCTGGAAAACGCAATGGCAAAAACCGGCGCAGACATCGGGGAAGATTTTGCGGATTTTATCCGGCAGCGTCCAGACATGGCTTTTGACCAAATGACCGGGACAGCGACAATTTACGTTCTCGGCGTGTTGGGGCCGCACCTGTCAAACATTGAGAAATCGTGCGGGAATACTTCGTACGGCGACATCGTGGCGGAGATCGAGCAAGCCAAGGTTGCCGGGGCCAGCCGCATCAACTTTCTTTTTGACTCACCAGGCGGGGCTTGCATGGGTTGCCATGAGGCGGCGCAGGCCATTTCACGGCTCCGGGCTGAGACCAGTATTATCACGGTAGCCTTTACCGATGGGCTAATGTGCTCCGCTGCTTATTACCTAGCCGCAGGATGCACCGCTATTGTTGCGACCGAGAGCGCAATGGTTGGCAACATAGGCGTGATACTCCCTTGGGTGGATTCGTCAGGCGCATGGGAAATGATGGGGCTGGAGTTCGATCCTATCGTCAGCGAGGGGAGCGATCTTAAAAGCACAATGCACGGGCCGAGCCTCACCGAAGACCAGCGCGAATTCCTGCAAGATAATGTCAATCGCATGGGCGGGATGTTTCGCTCCCACGTTTCTGCAAATCGCCAGGTGCATGATGAGGTTTTCCGCGCTGGCTGGTATGGCGGCAGCGATGCAGTTTTGCTTGGGCTCGCGGACGTTGTGGGGGCCTCCCCGGCGGCAATCTGATTTGACACGCCAACCATGGCGTGAACCTACAAGATTTCCTTTCCAAAATCACCGGCCAGTCGGACCGACTCGAATCAGTTGTCGGAAAACTTACGGAGGCGCTTGCAACCGTCGAACTAAAAGACGCTGAAATCTCCGCGCTGAAATCCAGCGTTTCGGATTTTGAAGCTAAGATCGAAACCGCTCCTAAACAGGAAGCCATTGACGCTCTCGAAGCCGAAAAGATTGACCTTTCCGGCAAGCTCGAAGTGGCGGTTGCCGAAGTAGCCGCGCTCCCTGAAAAAGTAAATGCCGAAGCTGCCCGAGTGGTTGCTAGTAACGGACACGCTCCCGTCGAGACCGTGGTTAGCGGAGCACCTGTCGCATCTGCCGAGCCTATCGACCGCGCCGAATTTAATGCCATGAGCCCCGCCCACCGTTTGGCTTTCTGTAAATCCGGCGGCAAAATTTCCTGAATATGGCAAAGGAAAAATATAACGCGCCGAAACAATCCGCTCAAGAAGTCGCGCACGCGCCTGCGCCCGCCTCCGATCCGCTCATTAAAACTATGGCCGAAGTCGAGGCAATGACCGACGAAGAAAAGCAATCTTTCCGCGAAAAATGCGGCATCACTTCCAACCAGTAAAAAACTCCAATCTCACACAAATAAAATACCATGGCCAACACCCTCTCAAACCTGATCCCCGACGTTTACGAAGCCCTCGACGTAGTTTCTCGCGAACTCGTTGGAGCGATTCCCGGCGTCAATCGCAACGCTAAGGCCGACCGCCTTGCCACCGGACAAACCCTTCGGTCGTCCGTTGTCCCAGTCAATACGACTGCGACGTACACTCCGGCAATGAGCGTCCCCGCTGCCATTGATCAGACGGTCGGAAATGTCGAGTTGTCCTTGTCGAAAAACAAGTACGCAGGTTTTTCTTGGACCGGCGAAGAGGAATACGGCGTGGACCAAGGCCCCGGTTCGATGTCCATCCAGCAAGACCAAATCGCCCAGGCTTTTCGGGTTTTGGTCAATGAGATGGAAAACGATGTTTGCGACGCACTTGCCCTTGGCGCTTCCCGCGCTTATGGCACTGCTGGCACTACCCCGTTTGCCACCACTCTCGGAGATTCGGCGCAAGCCAAGAAAATCCTTGACGATAATGGTGCTCCGGCTTCCGGTCGGTCTTTGGTTATCAACACCAGCGCAGGCGCGGCTCTCCGATCATTGGGACAACTCACCAAAGCCAACGAGGCGGCAACCACGATGACTCTTCGCGATGGCGAGCTTCTGAGCCTTCACGGATTCGCAGTCCGTGAATCTGCTCAGATTTACAACGGCACAGCCGGAACCGGATCGAGCGCAACCACTGACACTGCCGGGTACGCTGTTGGCGCAACCGTCTTGACCTTGGCTTCTGCCGGGACCGGAACGATTGTTGCTGGCGACATCCTCTCCTTCGTTGGCGACGTAAACAAATACGTGGTGGTCAGTGGAGACGCTGATGTCTCTGGCGGCGGCACCGTCACCATTGCAGCCCCTGGGTTGCGAATCGCCATGAGCGCGGCCACTAAGGCAATCACGGTTAACGCTACCAGCGTCCGCAACTTGGCCTTCTCGGCCAACGCGCTTACCCTCGCCACTCGTCTGCCAATCTTCCCTCGCCAAGGCGACCTTGCCATTGATAGCGAGATCATCACTGATCCCCGCACCGGAATCAGCTTTGATCTCCGCGTCTATCCTGGCGACGGAATGGTGCTCTACCGCGTTCATGCCCTTTGGGGCTGGGCGATGGAAAAACCAGAGCACGCGGCTATCCTCCTAGGATAAGTAATTCACCCCAGCAAATTAAGACCTCGGCAGCAATCCCGCTCCGAGGTCTTTTTTGTAATGTGACACCGTGCCCTTTGTATGAGCGAATTTTCCGATTTGATGGCCGCCGGATTGGCGCAGACTGTGGCGGAGATTCCGACAAAGTTTACATTTCGGAACAAATCATTCACCGGCATTTATTCAGAGCTTTCTGAATCGGACGTTCTTGCCGCTGGCGGATTTGAGCAAGAGCTGACCGGGAACATTTTGATCCCGTTTTCTCAGGTTCTTGGAGGTGACCCGGAGCCGGACGAAGATATTTTCGTAAACGAAGTCCTGCATAAAGTCGGAAGGCCAGTCACTAAAGACGAGGTTTCCTGGTTTCTTACCCTCGTCGCTCCCTACTCATGAGCAACACATTGGACAGATTAATTGAGGACGGGCTTTGCAGGCTTATTACTAGGCAAATGCCGATCACTGGCGGCGTCCAGGTCGTACCGTATATGCAAGGCGGCGACGAAGATAATGCAATCCTTCCCCGCGTGGTGGTGAGAGCGGAAATCCTAGAGACGCCCGATCTCATTTCGGTAAATGTTTACGAGGTGGCGGTTGAAATCATAACCTACATCGACGCCAAACAGCAAAACTCGTCCAGCAAAGACACCCGGATCGTTTCTGGAATAGATTGTGTGGTGGAGGACTCAGGACTTTCGGCAAAGCTAACGACTAGCACGCTCGCAATTTATGGTGATGTCACCGGGGGCAGAGAGCAAGCGATCGAAGGGAATCGTTTCGTGAGGACGCGCAACCTCACCTTGCACGGCGGGCTTCGTTAATTTGACACCGCCGCAGTGGTATGGCTTCTACTGTCCTCGGCACCGCACTTCCTTTTGGGGCTCCAACCGTCACCGGATTGGTGGTTCAATCCGCTTCTTTTGACGAAATCCGCAGCATTGCGGAAGTTGCTGATGAAGATGGAGACTTTGTTTCCGCTGCAATTTACGCCCCCAAAATCACCGGGACAATTGAAGGGGTGAACAACTCCGAGGCCCTTGCAATCAATGACGCGCTCTCCGTAACCGGGGCTCCCGCTGGCACGTATTACATCACTGCAAAAGGACTCAAGCTCGGCAATACGGACTTCCAACGCGTGACCATCAGCTTGACCTCATGGGGCGGCATCTCAGCTTAAAAATGACCCGGCCCTTCGTGGCCCGACATATACCAAATGAACAAACTCCCGCAGGAAAAACGCGATCAATTTTTTTTGACCGATAACCTAAAGCTCGCCGCAGCAATGACGGCGGCAGGCTTCGGACTGAAAACCGCAATTGAAAACGGCGAAGAAGTAATCACTGGTATTTCCAGAATCATCGCTAAGGGCCGGGAGACGTTATCTTTCCGACTTGAGCCTAAGCACCAAGGAGTGAAGGCGGTGGATATGCTCAACGCTTTCAACAACAAGGTGGACCTGCCTGGCCGCGTTGATGAAATTCTAGCTGCTCGCGGAGTCACCGCAGAGGAGTACGTTTTAATTGCTTTTGACGCAGCCCGCTCCGGGCTCAACAACGGCTCGACGCTTATGCATTGCGGTCGCAATCAAAAGGCGATGATTGCCAAGGAAATTTCTGGCGGTCGAACTGTGATTTATCGCGAGGGGGCCAACCGCGAACAATTGACCGCACTTATCAATCACTCTTAAAAACTAAACCAAAATACCAAATGAACGACGACACCGACTTTCTCGAAGACGACCACGACGCGCCCCAGCGAAGGGCATTCACGCAACATGATTCCATTTCCTTTAATGGAATTGCGCTTTCCCCGCTATCCTTTGGGACGCTGGATTTGCTGCAAGAAACCCAAAACCGATTCTTCACTGGAAGCTCTAAAAATGCTGGCGTTTCGGATGTCATTGGTTTCCTTTTAATCCACCAGGCCGACAAACAGGCAGCAAGGCGGGCGCGGTACATGGCATGGGAAGGGCGCGTGGCATGGCGCGAATTCGTAAATGAATATCTGACCGAAAACGGAGCGATCCTGGCAGACATTTCCAAGCTCACCCCAATCATTCAGAAAATGTGCCAAGATTTTGCTCGAATCCAAACCAAGTCCACAGACGCACCGGGGCCTAAAAAAAAAGCTGGTCGCCGGGTTGGGCAGCGTGGGTAGTTTCATCAATCGCCAAGGAAACCGGATGGAGTTATCAATCAATAATGTGGGAAATTCCAGCGGCGGTTATCATCCAAATTCACGACACGATTCTTTTCCGCGCAGGCGTAGGGCTAAGGTGGGCCGGGGACAGTGTTGACATAGACTCTATATTTGATGGCTAAGACTGTAACAATCGAGATGGACGCGAGCCGAATGGCTGGAGCTTTGCGCGAATTGGCGCGAGTTTCCGGCAAGGATTTCCGAACAGTCGTTAGAAACGAAACGGAAAAGATTCTCGAAGGGGCGGCTCGGCGTACATCAATGGCGCAAGCCAAAGACATTAAAGCCGCGCAGGAAGCGAAGGGATGGAAAAACATCAACGGGAAACTTTACAAGCTCAGCCACAAATACCCAGACGCAACCTGGGCAATGATTAAGCGTGAGCAAAAACGAAGCCTCGTCGAGAAGTTGAAAGTGCGGGGATTGGCTCGCAAAATCTGGCTGCAAATTGCGCAGGAACTTAATTTGACGATCAAGGTCGCCGGACAAGTTCGGAAGGCAACAACCAAAAAGGGAGACTACCCCATCGACGCAAGCGGCAGCGAGACCGGGAGCGGATCGGGATACACAATCCAAGGCACGTCTCTAAGAAATTACGCTCCCGGAATCGTGCGGGCATTGTCTGGCGCGATCAGAGGCAGACTTTCATTCTTCAAAACAAATATGCGGAAAGGCGTCTTTAAGAAAGCCAAAGACATTGCCGCAAAATATCCGGGGCTATACGTCAATGGCCGTTGAAGCACTCAGTTTCAAAATAGGGGCCGACACAAAGGCTTTTCGCAGCGGCATCAAGGGCGCGATGGGGTCGATTGCGGGAATGGCTGCCGCCTTTATTTCGGTGAGGGCAGTCATTTCGTCATTTTCCGACGCGCTCGACATGGGAGGACGGTTGAACGACTTGGCTTCCAGCACGGGAGACACGGCTGGCAATCTGGCAATTCTGGAAAGGTCGTTTCAAAATGCAGGAGCGGGAGCTGAGAAGGTTGGTCCGGCTATTGCAAAAATGCAGAAGTCTATCCAAGACGCGTCCGAAGGAACCGCCGAGGCGGTTGACGCGCTCGCGCTCATGGGCCTAACCGCCGCCGACCTGGAGGGCAAATTACCCACGGAGCAAATGCAAATCCTGTCTGCCGGGATTGCTGCAATTGATGACCCGACACAAAGAGCCGCCGCAGCCATGGGCGTTTTTGGAAAGTCCGGGTCTAAATTGCTTCCGCTCTTGAGAGATTTTGATGGGCAAATCCAGCGATCAAAAGATCAGCTTGGAAGCCTGCCTGACGTTTTGGATAAATCAAATCAAGCGTTTGATGATTTTGGCGATGGTTTTGCTGCCATTAAAAGTAAAGGCACAGAATTTTCTGCTGGGCTTCTTTCGGAAGTTTTGCCGTCTCTAAATAAGCTTGTTGATACCTTTGTAAATTTGGATGCGGCGGGTTCAGGTTCTGCGTTCGGAAAAAGTTTGATGAAATATATCGAAAGCCTTGATGCTTTGGTGGCAAGCATAAATGAGGTTGGGGCGGCGGATACATTAGTTACAGCATTCAACGGAATGGTTCCAGCAATTGACGGCGTGAATACTAGCGTGGAAGAAACTAAAATATCTTTTTTAAGAATGTTTGCGGCAATCCCAGGTTTTGCGCCGTCAATAAGCCTGTTTAATAAATTGATGGGCGCGACCGACAATCTGGCAGACGCAGCGGCAAATGCCGTTCCGCCGGTTGAAGACCTTGTAACCGCTACTGGCGACGTTGATCCTGAGCCAGCGGCGAAAACCGCCGAGGAAATGGAGGCGATTAAGGAGGCCGCAGATGAGGCGGCGGCAGCAATCAAAGGAGTCTCGCAAGCAACTTCTGAACTGGACTCTGCCCAGACTCGACTGGCGGCAGCGAAACTCGATGCTGCGACTGCGGAAATCGCTCTCTTGCTGGAATCCGGGCGACTAACAGAAAAGCAAGCTGCCGACGCAAATTTCGGTTTTGAAAAAGCCAACCGTGAGATCAAGATTCAAAAAGAAAAGCTGGAAGTGCTCGATGATATTGACGCAACTCGGAAACTTGCAAACGACGCCGAGAAAGCCGGAAACGATGAGGCGGTGAAATCCTACAACGAAAAAATTGCCAAGTTGAAGGAAGTTTTGTCGACGCTGGATCAACTTAATGACGAGCAAAACAAAGCTGCATCAAGCGGATTGGCCGAAGGGGATGCAGCAAGAGCTAACGATGCAAGAAGAGCGGCGGAAGCGGCAGGCAAAGAAATTGCGGACAAATTTATTTCCGATAGCGGCACAGGCGAAAGTTCGTCTGATTTTAGCGATAGCAAATCCGATCAACCGTCAATTCGTCGCCAGCCGCAAAAAGATAAAATCACAAACAGTGGGAAGTCCGCAAGGCAAAAGCAAATTGACGCTGATCGGGATATACCAATGGCCGACAGGACAAAGGGCGGCACTCTTAGGGAAGAGCTTGATGCGCGAATGGATGCGATGAAGGGGGAGTCTGAAAAAAAGAAACAAGCCGAAAAGGAAAGCGAAGGCGAGAGCAAAAAAGGCAAGGGGCCAGACTCCAAAAAGCCAGAAGCGCAATCCATGGAATCAATCGTAACCGCGATCAAGGCAATTCTTGAAAAAATTGAACCCAAACTCCCGCAACAGGTAATGGCATGAACAACGGCGCTAACATCAAATATCTAGGCGCGGACACGCTTATCCGGCAGGCCGGGGACAAGGTTACAACTGGACAATCGAACCTGACCGAGTTGCAACGGCGATACGCTATCCGAAAAGATAAGATTAAGGACGCCAGGCAGGTCTTGCGTCCGGGCTACAGGGCGGAAGGATACGCAAATCTTTATTTGTTCAATCCGCCAATAGAGACGCAAGACGCAACCCACGTTTATTTCGACTGCGTTTTTTATGGCGTCACCGGGGTCTCTGAAGGCGGGCGAGGGGAAAGCTATGAGACATTAAATGTAACGATTGAAACTACAAGAATAATCAGGCCCTTAGGCGAAGTTATTTCTCGCACAATCCCAACTCATCGGTATTTTTATACAAAGCAAGTTAATGCGCCATTGCGAAGCGTGAAAAGAATAATTTTGGAACCAATAATATTTTCATCAGATGATCCCTCTTCAACGCTACTTCGTCTTCTTCACGTGCGCGGCAACTGGCAAATCATTGATACTGTAATATCTAATTACGGACAATATGAAACCGTAATTGAATCATGGAAATATAACGTAATAGGGAGAAATAGCGTATCATAATGGCTGAGCTATACAAATTTCAGGACAAGGTTAAGTCGCCGGAGGGGCGAGTGAAGCCAATTGTGGCACGCGAGATTGACGAGAATTTCACGGCGGTCCGGCTCAAGGTTGCTTCACCGGTTGAAGCAATGTTTACGATCACCCCAAACTTTCCGCTGAGTGACGAGTTAGGCTTCGGGTTTGATGTCCCGGCCACCGGCACGTATGTTCTCGGGTTTATTGATGGCGTCTTTACCTTGCTTGAAACAGAGGCTTGCTAGGCTATGGCTACGATCAAGTTATCTGACGGAAAGGTTGTCCTGAAAGACGGGAAGGCTTCTTGTGAGTGCTGCGGAGGTTGCTGCATGTATCCGGCGAAACCTACGCCCCTTGGTGACTTATTAATTGCAGAGGATTTGCCGGACGCAATCACCCTTCTTGGGGTCGGCAGCTTGTCGCGCTCAGGGACCAGCTACGGCGACACGACAAACGGAGTGATTTTTGAAACTGACACGTGGGCGAAATATGTTGGCGGAGTCAGGACAACTCAAGCCTGCCTGATCGGGGGAGACGGCAACCTGACGCCGGGAGACAATGCCGTAGAGGATCAGTTTGCGGCAACTTATATCATTAGGCTGGTCGACTACGATGAAGTTCTTGAGGAGGTGTTGGTTCACAGAGTGTCATTGTGCCGATGGGAAAACGAATGGTCTGGGTTTCTAAGGTTCAATCCTTATGATATAGGGTGGAGCTGTTTCGGGGGCTTGTTTGGTGAAGAGCCAGGTGCGCCGGAGTATGGTTGGGGCGGAACGATGGAGAAGAGATCTTTTTGTGGGCATCGGGCAAATTCCCCGATAGGTCCCTATTGGTTGTTTGACTGTAGGGTGTTTGAACGCTATTTCGAAGTTATATCCGCATGACCTGCCCACACCAATCCCAGCCACCCGGCAAAGACACTGGACGCCGACTTTGTGCTCTCCATCTCTACGGCGGCAAGCCTTACCTTGGACAATGCCAATCATGCATCGCTGCCGGGAATAACACTCAAGAATTCGCCACAGAGCTTTTCGCAAGAGCCGAGAGAAGCCACCCTGCAACCGCTCCAAGGGCCAGCGGCTGTTGCGATAGTGCTCTCAACACGTAATCAACTTTGACACCAGTCCGCTAGTAAATGGCTCGCAAGTTTTTCATCGATACAACCGACCTTGCGTTTGTCAAGTCGGATACAGATTCCGGCAGATTGCTTCCGGCGGACTTTTTCAATGGCGACTCTGACACCGTTGAAGTCCATTTCTTAAAACAAACGGGCATTTTTGGCCGGCCGTATTCGTATCTGGATAAATCCGGTGCCAGCATCAAAGTTGGGCTCGGCGATTTGCGGGCAGTTCCCACCAGCGGCACCTGGACAATCACTCTCAGCGGGGACACAACCGCCGCGCTGGCCTACAATATCACTGCGGCCGCGCTCTCCACGGCGGTCAATGCTCTGGCATCTGTCACCAGTGCGGGCGGCGTCACCATCACCAAATCGGCGTTCGGTTCGCGCTACGCCATTACATTCGTCACAGCGGCAGCACAGGCGGCGTTCACCGTCACAGACAGCTCGCTAGTCCCTGACACCACTGCAATCGTTTCTGAGCGCATTGCCGGGTCGGGGTCAGTGCAGGAAGTTCAGGAAATCTTTCTTTCGCCAGATCCCGTCGCGCTCCAAACCAGCTTTACAAACCTGGCCAGCACCGTCACCGCTACCCCGTCCACAGTCACTGCCGGGACATTGACGGCCAGTGAGGTCCAGCAAATTGATTTCGCGCCCGCTCCAGTTGGCGGAACTTTCTCCATTACTATCCCTTCGGATACGCGCTCCGTCACGGCGGCAGTTGTTGCGGGAGTCTTTACCACCACGGCCAATCACGGCTTTGCGGTCGGCCAGCCAGTAGTCGGCACGGGATTTACTAACGAGGCCAACTGGACAGAGGGCACCACTTATTATATTGTAGCGGCACCGTCTCCAACCACATTCACGATTGCAGCCACTTCAGGCGGCGCAGCGATAACCACAGCCACCGCCGACTCGGGAACTGGCACGATCACCACTCCCGCGCGGACGACCGCCGAAATTGATTTTGACGCTTCCGTCTCCGCAGTTCAAACCGCGCTCGTTGCTATCGATACTATCGGGACCGATAACGTCAGCGTGAGCGGGACCCCTGGCGTCGCGTACGTCTTGAGCTTTACGGGCAGCAAACAAAACGCAAACTTTCCGCAAATCACGGTCGAGGACGCAATCCTTTCCGCACCGCTTGGCAAGACCGGGACATTGACGCTTTCCACCTTTTCACTTCAGGACCTTTTTGACGTTAGTGGGGCCAGCGAATTGACCTTGGTTTTCGAGGTTGAAGTCACAGAGTCCGGCAAGATCCAAACCTATTCCGCTTCCGTCTCAATTTCTGAGGACATTATCAAGGCTGGAAACCTGAGCCCAACCCCGGTTCCGGGCGTGGGACGATACGGCGCGGAAGCCATCGGGAGCGGCGTATCAACATTAGACGTCACCTTTTCCACCGCGTTGACGGTTGCGCCGACCACGATCATTTGCACCATCGAAGCGCCTTCCGGCGAGGGTTTGATTTACGCAGCCATCGAGGCCGCAAGCATTGCCACTACTGGCTTCACCGCCAATTTCTCCGGCCCCACAGACTCAGCCAATTACCTGCTCCATTATTATGCAATTGCCTAAATACATTCTCGCCATCCTTTTCATTTCGGGGTCCGTCCATGCTCAAAACAACATCTCGTCCCCGAAATTTAACGGGACCGCCACGGGAGAGCTAACATGGAC